GTTACAAAATAGCCGGTTATGATGTTATTGGCTGTAATGAGATTGATCCACGAATGATGAAATGCTATGAAACAAACCATCATCCCCAGTATAGTTATTTGGAAGATATTCGTGATTTAGTGAGAAGGAATAATCTTCCCGAAGAATTGTACAATTTAGATATATTGGACGGATCACCACCTTGCAGTACATTTAGCATGTCGGGATTACGTGAAGATGCGTGGGGTAAAGAAAAGAAATTCAAGGAAGGTCAAAAGACACAAGTTTTAGATACGCTCTTTTTTGATTTTATTGCACTTGCCAAACGCTTAAAACCTAAAGTTGTTATTGCTGAAAATGTGAAAGGACTTCTTTTAGGGAATGCGATTGATTATGTCAGACGTATATACAAAGGCTTTGAGGAAGCTGGTTATTATTGTCAGCATTTTCTTCTTGATGCTTCTAAAATGGGAGTACCTCAAAAAAGAGAACGTGTATTCTTTATATGTATCAGGCATGATTTGGGAGTCCATTTTCTAAAAGTTTCAGACCTCTTCAATGTTGAGCCACATATTTGTATGAAGTTTAATGAAATACCCATTTTGATGAAAGAAATAACAGACTTTAAGGGGAAAGAAATTAAAAATGGTACAAAAATTCGATATGTTTGGGAACATAGAGAAATTGCTGATAAAGACATGTCTGATACATGTATGCGACTATACGGTAAAGAGTTATTCTTCTCAAAGAAATATATACTTGAAGATCGCATCTGCAATACGATAACTTCCAAGCATGATGATTTGGTACACTTTACACAACCTTTATATCTAAGTACATCTGAAATCTGTAAAGTATCTACTTTCCCCATCGACTATAACTTTTACAACCAATCCCCACATTATATCTGTGGAATGAGTGTACCACCCGTTATGATGGCACAAGTAGCCTCACGAGTATGGAAATATTGGTTATCTAAATTATAAATCAAATGAAATCAGAAGAATTAGCAGCCCAATGGTGTCGGGATCATCCTGATGCAACATTGGAACAAGCATTCATGGCCGGATTAGGCCATAAGATGAATATGAATAAGGATTCTCTTTCTGAAAGGAAAGACAAATTCAGAAGTGAAGTTCTCATGTATAGAGGGAAATATCCTGATGATATGTTGAAGGACTTTTTCGAGTATTGGACTGAATGCGGAGGACGGAAAATGCGCTTTGAGAAGGAACGTACATTTGAAGTTTCCAAACGTTTAGTCAGATGGTCTAATAATGATTTTAACAAGTATGGGAAACAACTTAATTCAAGTCAACAGCAATCTCCCGGCAACCGAAAAGAAAGCGTTGAAAGACTTGCTGACCTTGCAAGCGGAGTATTACAAGGGATTGCACGTAAGTTCGATTAAAGAAGCTGTTCTCAATACTCCTAATCTACCACTCTCCGTTATAAAAAGAGAAATCACATTGGCTGGTGCAAGAGCTATACTGGTAATTGCGATTAACGAGCTTGTGTCTTTTTTCAATGTTGGAAAAACGATGAATGATGTTCAAGTGGCACTTACCGCTGATCTAATAATAGACAGATTCTATTATCTCAAATTGGAGGAAATCAAATTGTGTTTCCGTAATGCTATGGCTTCCGGTAAGATTTACGATAGACTGGACGGTAATATCATTCTCGGCTGGTTAAATGAATACGATGCACAGCGTGATGAAATTGTTTCTTCTCTTTCAATTAATGAAGCCCATGAACAAAATAACGACAACACTGGAATGTTCTATGGAGAATATATCAAACATCTAACTGAAAGATCGGAAAATGGAGATGAAGAGGCCAAAGAACTACTGGAATCCCATCAATCATTCATGCAAAGAATGAAATCAAATGATAAAGAAGCCGCTTTCAAAAAATGGAAAGAAGAATATTATGGAAGAACTAAGAAACAAACTACTTGACTGGGCAAAACAATTTGAAACACCTGATTTTATAAAAGATGATCCTATATTTTTCCCACATAAGTACAGTGATAAAAAGGACATAGAAATCAGTGCCTTTCTTACTTCATGGATAGCTTTCGGGAATCGCAAACTGATAATGCAGCAAGCGGAAATTTTGGATAATCTAATGGGTAATTCTCCTTACGCCTTCATTATGAACAAAGTATGGGAACAATACAAAGAAAATACAAATACCTTCTACCGTATGTTCACCTACCATGACTTTTTCTGCATTTGCCAGCGGTTGTACAACATATATCAGGAATGGGATGATTTGGAAGTCTTTTATGAGGGTTACAATAATGTTATCCGTGAAATACAAACAGATTTTGGTGGCGTAAAAGGTATTCCAAAATTGGAGCGTGATTCTCCATGCAAGCGTATTTGTCTGTTTCTACGGTGGGTAGTACGAAAATCGCCGGTGGATTTAGGTATTTGGACTATTATTCATCCAACAGAATTATACATACCATTGGATGCGCATGTTGCAAAGATGGCACACCGGCTTGGGATAACAACACGCAAAACAGAAGACTGGAAAATGGTTCAACAAGTAACCAATTACATGAAAACAATTTTCCCGGATGATCCGTGCCGGGGAGATTTTGCATTATTCGGATATAGTATTAACAATAAATAATTTACATTATGTCAGAACTTAAAATCACACAAGAAAAGGTTACAGCCGCTTTTAGTGAAGCAAACGACTGTCCTAAAGCAATTAGTATTCTAACAGCTTTATTCGGAAAGCAGAAGCCGGATTATACGGACTATCACAATATCAAAACTTACGAAGATGCTTGTGAAGCAGTAGGTGTAAAACCCATTGTTCGCCTACTTGTTGAAGATGAAGACGGACACAAAGAAGAAGTAGCTGATATTACACACCTCGCCTACATCAAACTATGCACTATTGCCCGTGCGTTAAACAACGATCCTGATTTTCCACGATTTACTAAAGATGAATACCGTTATACGCCGTGGTTTTATCTTTATAATCAGAAAGAAATTGATGAAATGGACGAAGAGGATCGTAATCGGCTGGATCTTTGGGGCGGTGCTGCGAATAGCGGTGCGTATTGCGGCCTCGCTTCTGCGGGCTCGTATCGCGGTTGGTCGTACTCGTATGCGGTTTTCGGCTCTCGCCTTGCTGTAAAATCAAGTGAAATCGCAATTTACTTTGGAGAACAATTCAAAGAATTGTGGAAAGACTTTCTGATTGGAAAAAAGTAATCACACTGGGGAGGCCGCATTAAAGCGGCCTTTTCCATACCTTTTAAATCTATGACTCCAAAAGAATTTTTCGACAAAGTGGTGGAAATGCGCCGTTGCCAAAAAGAATATTTTAAAAATAAGAGACAGATAGATTTACGAATAAGTAAACAAATTGAGCGTGAAGTAGATGAAGAAATCGAACGTGTTCAAAAAATCCTTCACGACAAACAGAATCCGCAACTCTTTTAGACTATGGTTAATATGAAAATCCTTGACCTGCCATTAAAAGCAAAATGGTATGAAATGATCGAATCCGGAAATAAGAAAGAAGAATACAGAGAGATCAAGAAATACTGGATCGGAAGATTAGCAAAATGTGGAGGTCGCAATTCCTATGAAAAGACTGGTTTCTATTGTAAGAAAGCTATTTGTTTTTCTTGTATTACACGTGGAAACGGCTTTCACCCCAAAGAATACACTCATGTTCGCTTCCGTTTTGGCTACACCAAACGGACAATGCTTTTTGAACTTGAATCTATAACCATCGGAGTTGGTAACACCAATTGGGGAGCACCGGATAACGAATGTGTATTTATACTTAAACTGGGAAAATGTATCAAAAAAAATGAAAGTAAGGACTCAACAGAATTTCAACCGAAAAACTTATGAAACAGTATTCGGTATCAGCATCATGCCTGACGGTGGTAGAAGATATTGCAAATATCCAATAGGCCACCAAGAATACAAAGACTATACCCAAGCATACCAAGCTATGAAAGATGTACAAAAGATATTGGATAATGGAGGCCGATTAGTGTATTCTCCCAAAGGTAGTGCCGGGATTAATAAAAATGAATATGTAAAAATTGAAATGACATAAAAATGAAAATATTAGTAAGTTTTTCAGGTGGTAAGGATTCACAAGCATGTTTGATCCAAG